TTGTAAACGGGGGTCGCTACGAGGGGCGAACCCGAAAGGACGGTTATGGACATGGGTTATCGGACGGTTGCGACGCTGATGGACTTGCCGAGGACTTCGGCGATGTTTTCGGTAAGCACATCCACCATCTCCTTGGTGGCTGCGTTGGACATGAAGTTGGTGGCCCGTAGACCTTCCCGCCTAATCTTGTTGGCGATGTTGATGGCAAAGGACCTGTTCGCCGCCTGCTTATCACGGCCTTCCAGCGGGATGCTTTTGAACGCAATCCACTCTTGGATGGGACGGATAGGTGGCCGTTTGTCCCTGTACTGAAACGGGCTATTTGGCGCACGGCTACTGCTGACCGCACCCTTGACACCGAGGTCAACATACTTCCAGTAATCGTTGGCGACAATAGCGACAACGAAGGAAGTGTCGGTCAGCGTGATGGGTTCAAAGTCAATGCTTGCGGATAGGGAATCGCTTGCAATGGCCCCCGAATTTGCGAGGTTTTGCTTGGCCAAAGTGATGACCCCTTCCAACCATTTCTTGACTACGGCGTAGGACTTGTTGTCAATGGCTCCGTCCGCAAGATTAACCCCGAAATCGGGCAACGCTTGCTTTTGGAAGTCGGTCAGTTTCTTGCCCGAACCACCGACGAATACATCAAACTCCATGGTGGTAAATGTAACCCGTCAAGCAAAGTGTCCTACCTCCGCCGCATCCGCTCCGCCTCTTGCCGTTCGGCTTCCAAAATGTCATGTATCAGCAGGGCATAGTTCAAGAACTCCACCGCTTTCATCGCAAAGATGGCCTCAAATTTCAGTACATCCTTGTTCGCCATCCTCCACACGACCATCAGCCAACCGTAGCCAGCAAGCGGGTTGGTTATTGGCCCTGCATCCCCTTGGTCAGGTGCTTGGAATAGTCGCTCAAAACTTTCAAGTAGGATTCTGAACTTAGCAAAAAAAAACTGACCACCCCCCAAACATCGCCAATCTTAGCGTTTGCTTTGAGCAGTTCGGCCCGCTCTTGGTGGCTTGCCCCGTCGTACTTCTTCGGGAAGTAACCGAGGAACCCGCCCTCCCTGCAAAGGGTCGCCATGATGCGGTGCAGGTTTTGGACGAGTTTCTTTTCGTCCGTCGTGTCGGTGTCCATCAGGTCTATGAGTTGGCCAGCCGTGAGTTCATCCGTGAAGACGGTGGGAATCCACCACTTGCCACCCGCTTTGAACCTCCGCCGATACGCCAAGGTAGGTAGTTCGTTCCACTCCGCTATGATGGTCTTGTAACGCTTTGTCAGCCCCTTGGCGGGCATTTCTCGGACGAGCGATACATCTACCCCCTCAACGATTGCAACGACCCCTGCACGCTTGTCGTAGTCCGTGAGGACAGGGCTGAACTCCAGCGCAGCGATGCGTTGGAATTGGTCAATGGTCAGGTCTTGGAGTTTCATAGTTTCGGTCTTGCGTTGCAATGTACGGAAGGAACCACGACCATCGGAAGGCCGTGCAGTAAGGCAAGGTTTGTCAGCACGCTTTGGTCGTGCCTGTGGTCAATGAAGGATGGGTGGTTCGGGTATTCGCTTGGGTCATCGTTCACGACCTTTTCAACCGCAAGCCATTTGGACCACTCTTGCATCAAGGCGATATTGGCCTCGGTCTTGCGCAATCCTAAGAACCCCGCCTCCAGTTGCATCGGCCCCTCGTTGAAGAACTGCAAGCAGTCCATCAAGGCGTAGCAATCGCCCTTGGTGTAGGAGATGTGGTTGTGGAAGTTTTGATGCAGTAGGATGGGGTTGTCGGTCAGCCACCGCTTTGCAAAGTCAAAGCATTCGTCCGTGTGGACATCTTGGGCATCAAGGTAGAGCAGGGCTTCGTCGTCCTGCAAATCCAGCAGAGCGTCCAAGATGATTTTCGGCTTCCACCTCCACCAATCGTTGCCCCTGCCTGGTCGTTTTTCATCCGTAACCGTTGTAACTGGGAAGGGATAGTACATCCCTTGCTCCCTTGCGGCGGGCCAGTATTCGGCGGTTGCGTAATTGATGCCGACCAGGTGCATGGCTAATACCCGTGGGAGTTGGCGAAGGCGTGGTTGAATGCACCCACTTGCATGGGGATGCCGACGAAGTGCTGCGAGTATGCCCTTTCAAGGACATGACCTACATAGGTCAACTCGGTCAAGCCTTTGGTGATGCAGTCCAAGGTCAGTTGGAGGTGGGCATCGCTCCAAACCATCGTGTAGTTGGAAGTCACGGGAACCATCGGGGCCGTAAATTCACCCGAACCTTTGCCCGTCAAGGTTTTGATGTGACCCTCGTAGTTGTGGCCGCATTGCCAATAAGGAACTGTGTCCACGGGGATTTGGAAGTACCCGCATTGAGGCAGTTGACGAAATTGGCCTTGGTTGTAAGTGACATCGTATTCAAATAGATTCACGATGTCCCCCTCTTGGATGTAACCGTTGCGGGCCAAAGCGTACCACCCCGTCCACGCCACAAGGTTGCGGTGATGCTCAATGTTGTCGGGCAAGTCCCGTGCGATGATTAGACCTGGGATGGATGCAATGCTTGAAAAATCCCGTGGGCCAAGCATGACCCAGCGCAAGTCGTCAAACAAGTCAAAGCGTCCGCTATTGATACACCCCTTGACGATTTCGGCATCGTGGCAGAAGATGAAGGTCTTGGCGGTCATAGTTTCTTGATGATGGTCAGCATTTGCCGTCCCCTTCCGTCCCAACTGCTCTTGTGTTCGTGTGGTTCCAACTGACCCAACAGGTTAAGGATGGTCAGTAATTCCGCATCGTGAATCATCATCGTGCCGCCTTTGAGCAACCGCTCGTTGAATAGTCGCACCATTTCGGGAATCATGCCGTCGCCGTGGTCCGAATCGTGGAAGATGAACTCAAAGTACCGCTGCTCGTTGAGGGCTTCGCTGGATGGGGCGTTGTTCCACTCCACCTTGTAATCCTTCAGCAGGGCTTTGCGCTTGTCCTCTACGCTGGTATCGGTGTCGTACACGACGACTTCAAGGCCCGCCATCGCAATGGCAAGGGTAGAGTGTCCGAGGTAACTACCGAGTTCCAAGGCCCGCCCTTTTGCGTGTTTCTTGGCGGTGTTGTGGATTTCAAGGATGTGGGTCACATCGGTTGTATAGATGTGGCCGTAGTCCAAGCCTTTGAGGATTTCTTCGGGTTTCTGCTTCATGGTTAGAATGTGATGACAAATTTACTTGGGTCGGGCCAACCTGGGTTGGGGTCGTAGACGGTCATGCCTTCCCGCTTCCCAATCCAAGTTTCGGCCTGCCAGCGATGTTCCCGAACTGGCTCACCGAGTTCCCGCACATGGCTGGACTTGGCCCACCAAAAGTTACCGCCAAAATAAGGATAACCGTCGGGGTTGTTGTGGTCAGCGATTTGGGGGAATTGCTCGGTGGTGAGCCAGTGGCATCCAACCGCATCCACTTTCTCCAGTTCCGCAAGGGAGCGTTCCCATGCGACCACATTGAAGAAAATCATGGACCTGCACCACATCTGCTTAACCAGCGATGGGTCGCTGCATCCTTTGGTGTGAGCGTAGAGGTAGGCCGCATCCTCGGTTTGGCTCGCTCGGTACATCTCGGTCAGCGTGGCTTGCTCCCATGCGTTCGTGCGGGTCACAACTATTTTAATCTTCGAAGCGACGAGTGAGTTGTCCAGGATATCCTTAACCAACTTCCGCTGGTCAGGAGGACCGACGATGCCGACACGAATCTCGTCCAACTGTTCAATCAGCCCGTAGTTGCACAGGGCCATCATGTGCTGGTGCATGATAAGTTGCCATTGCCCGCCTCCGCCGCAATAGATGTGGTAGTAATGGATGAGTTTCATTGGGTGAATAGTAGGGTTAAGATGCAGCCGATAAAGACCAAGGCCAGCACGACCCGACCGACGGCCAAGGCGAGGTCAAGGAGGGATTCGAGGTTCATTTGAATAGAGGGGCAAAAAATTGAGCGATTCCCAAAGCAAAAAGGATATTGCCCGCTATGATTAGCAACCAACCGACAACCCGCCCAACGATAAGCAGGATGTCAAACAGGGATTCTCGGTTCATGGGTGTAAAGTTACACCACCAAGTACTTCCCTGAGTTACTGACGGCGAGTTTGTTAAGGGCCACATATCGCAGAGCATCGCAGGCGTGGTTGTAGGAATCAATCGGGACCCCCGTGTCCTTGCCGTCCTTGTCGGTGGCCCAAGTGTAACTGCGGAGTTCTTTTATCAAGTTCACGGAATCCTTGGTCACATGAAGGTTGAACCGCTTGACCACATCTATCCCCTGCCTGACCGAATCGGGTCCCTTGGATGCGGGCTTGATGTTGAATCCGAGGCGGTATATTTCCTCGATGGACTTCGGTTCTGCTGAATCGGCCACAATCTCCCAAGCCCTTGTAATCCCGAACTCCTTCAACCTTGTTGCTATGTCGGAGTTGGTCAAGCCCCGATGATAGAGCAGTTCGTGAATGAATAGGTCATCACCCCTGCGGTACACGGCGACCAAGGCCGTGGGGTCGTTGCTAAAGCCCCAGTCAAGCCCAAGGGCGACGAATTTCATGGTGGATGGGTCTATACCCTCAACCACCGTGTAGTCCCCGTATATCGCCCCTTGGAGCGTCCCGACTTGGCCGAGGCCGTACACCTTCCACCAGTTGGCCCAGTAGGCACTCGTTTCGGCCTTGGTGCGGTTCAGTTCGATGTCATTCCGAATAGTATCGGGAAGCGCCTCGTTGTCTTGGTAGGTCAGGATAAGGAACTCCGCATCCGTTTCGGGAAGGACCTCGGTGTGCGCCCAAAACTCGTGGGTGGGGTTGAAGTCGCCT